CACCATGCTCGTTTTCGTAACGATCATACTCAAGCCCAAACAATGCGTTAAGGCCCGGTTCTAGCTCTTTAGCTAGTTGTGCGCGAGAAATAGCCATAGTTTAAAGCTCCTTATACGCCAGTTGTAGAAACAGTGCCAGCCGCAATAGAACCCGTAGGAGCATTGAAGTGGTTGTTTATACGAACGATTAATGGGATACCAGCGGCAGTGAAGTCGGAATTAGCGGGATCGTCTTGTACGCCCATAATTCTTAACGCCAAAGTGTTGGTAGTTGCGATAGTGTTTAAATCTGCTGTTGCAGAAGATAAACCAGTGGAAGTAGAACCACTGTTGCCTGTTGCAAACGCAATGTTCGCAAACACAGCCGCACGAACTTCCGCTTCAGTATTCGCAGCAGCGACTACATTAGAAGTAGCTATCTGGAATAGTTGATTTGGGTCGTCGTACACAAAGGCTTTAACAGGGTGATCACTATCTGCGCCGGAGCCCGGCCAGTAGTTTGAAAACACTGTCTCACCTGTTGTTGATGAAACGTATTCGCATCCGCCAAATACACCCACGATAGAAACGTTACCACCAGCCGCAGCTTGTAGATCGTCAATAACGCCCGCAGCCAACGGAATAACCGCCATGCCGTGGAAAATAGGGTTTGAGTTGTTAGAAGCAATACGATACTCGGTCATTCCGCCAGACGAAACACTACTGCCTTGTCTGGAGATTGGTCGAAGGCCATAAGATGTATCTGTATTAGCCATTTATCTTTCTCCTTAGTGGGAAGGTAGTCCTAACTATTTTTTTGGACCACCAAAAGTTACACGGGATTGACGGTCAGGGTTACTGATCGTCATGGTTGAGTGCGCGTTCTCCCGCATCATATCCTGATCTACGGCCTGCATCTGATCGGTATTACGTTTATTAAAGTATTCCGTTCTTTCAGCAATTGTTTCAACAGGGATGCGAGCGAGCATTAATCCACCCACTCCAAACACACCTTCATATTTACCTGATTCAACTACCGGGGACTCAAAGTCAGGGTATTCGTCTTGACGAACAAGTTCCCAACCTTCGCGCATTTTTGCGCTGATGTTTTTACGATCATCAAATCCACGCGTTTCGGCGCGTATCCAACGATGCTTAAAACCATCCGGTGCAGGTGGTGCGTCCAACATGGACGGGGGAGCCCAAGGCTTACGAGAAGCTTGTTTTTCCCTAGTTTCATTAGCGCGAGAAGTCCGGTCGATTCCAGAACTACCAGTTTGGTTGTTTGATTTTGTCATCTTATTACTCCTTCACGTATTTCGCATATTCTTCAAGCGGCACACCCAATTTCTTCGCGATTGCGACTTGGCTAGGGGTGAGTCTAACCTTTTTCCCACTATTGCGCCCAGATGGAGTTCTTGAAGCACCAACAACCGTCTGAGCGGGCCTTTTGTTGGAACTGTTTGCGCCGATATTAAACTTTTCAGAAATCCGACGGTCTAGTTCATTATAGTAGTCTTCGCCCTGCGGGTCAAACCCTTCGTCTTCGACGAGCTTTTTATGTATTCCAAAAGCCGCATAAGTCATGGCCTCGTCTTGACCAAACCAACTGTTTCGAGCCGCCCAGTTCTCTGCCTTTGGGTCAGGACGACGAGGTTGTTGAGCAGGCATTGGTTGTTGAGACTGGTGTTGAGCAGCCGCAGCTTGTTGTTGCTGATAACGCTCCTGTTGCGCTTTTGCTTGGTTTGCACGGTCTTGTTGAATAGCCAAGGCCGTAAGGTTGCGTTGAGCCTCAACCGTTGCAGTGCTATCACCCATCTCAATTGCGCGGGTTAAAGACGCTTCAGCTTGAGAAACCTGCGTGTTAACACGATTGGTGTACTCATTAACATAGTTAGTGTCCAAACTCTGCATACGAGTTTTAAGCGTTTCAGACTCATTCTGAACTTGTTTGGCGTAATTAAGAGCTTCTTGTTCACGCCTTTCCGCTTCACGCATTTTCTTTGTAAGACGATCAATTCTTTTTTGCGTACTTGTTTCCGCTTTAGCAAATTGATCCTCTTCAGGTGCTTCGGTTTCGGATGCCTCACTTACAGGAACATCTACTTCTGTTTCCTCGGCACTGTCTAATTCTAATTCGATTTGATTTTCTTCTTCAGCCATTTTTACCTCCTAGAAATGAAGAACGTCTTCAGGTGATGATATTTTTGCAAGGACTTCATCATCATTAAGAATCCTCACTTCACCACCTTCAATTCTAAAACGGGAACCAGCATACCGAGCAAACATCACCCAGCTACCCTTCTCGCACCAAGGACCGTCCGGAAATTTATCGGTGTCCTTATAAGCCAGTTCTCCTACTTTGAGAACGTAACCCACTTGCGTTGAAACTGCATTGTCTTCGATAATTTTATCAGGAAGATAAATACCGCTTTCCGTTTTTCCTTTGCCACGATAGGGCAAAATAAGAAGCCGCCACCCAGTGGGAGAAGGCATTCTATCTAGGAGGGATTGCCCGATTGCATCGGGGTCTAACACTCTATCAGACTTTTCTTTGTAAGCCTGTGATATGTCTTCAACAGCATCTTTTACTGCTGATAAGTCTATTTTCTGCGTCTCAGTCATTTGAACGCTCCTGTTTGTCTAGCAGGCCCTTGAGTTCCTGTTCCACGTGATTTAGACATTCTAAGTTGCCCATAAGCTCACGATATTGCTCCATTGACTTAACATTTCCGTAGATCATTAAGTCTGTTACACCCTGACGCCTTTCTCTCAAGATTCGAAAGACTGCTTCGGCGGTGTGTATTTCGTCCATTCATACCTCGCATATCATCTAACAATTTATGATAATGTCCTAGCACAGTTTATATAGGATATGCTAGGACAAAGTATAAAGATATGCGAGTTAACTTAAAACCCTTAAACCATTAGCTCAAAATGAGGCCCATCAATAAAAGGACGCCTGCCTTCGCTACGACGCAAATCTATGTACGCGTTCATAGCTTCTTCCATCGTACCGTCCCATTCACGAATGTCTGGGATATGCCATGCGGCACCCCAACGAATACCAACTCCAGCAGCTTCGGCACCTTCTTTCATGGCATCAGCAAGATCATCGTACAAGTTCAATTCCCATGACCCCCTTGATCCAATATAGGCCATGAGGTCCACGGCGTGACCACCAAGATGTTTTGATTTCATGGTTTTACTTGCGCCTTTGGCAACGAGTTCTCGTTGTTCTTCCATAGTTCGTAACCCGCAGATCACGCCAAAATCAATCTTTGTAACGGCGATAGCATAGTCAACAACTGCGATTAGCCCAACATCTACCCCCTCTAACCTGTCTCGACTTCGTTTAGATAGTTTAAATGTCATTTTGTTTTTCCTTTGTAATACAAAACGCCAAACAGCTTGTATTTAATTTTGTAGTATAAGTTTATTATCACGGTCATATTTTTACCTCCAAACACGCTACGGCAATCCCATTATGAGTTACCATAACCTCCGCACGTTTTTTATTTGTTTCGCATTCAGTTTTAGTTTCATAAACAGCCAATTGAAAGTGATCTACATGTTGACCTGATATTAACTGCATCCAAACCAAAACCCACATCAACTAGAAAGCTTCTTTTTAAGCCACAAAACAATTGCAAATACCACAAGGCCATAAACCGTAGCAACGGTAACATCGACTAAATGCTCACGCATATGATAGATAAACTCTATACCTGCTTCAACATCGCTACCACCACCCGTGCCAATATTGATTGTTTTGGTTCCTATGGTAGACGCTTGCTGTTCAATGATAATATCGTTTTCCATTACTTCGTTAACCCTTTGGTCTTTTCATATGAGCGAAGCCCACCAATTCCCAATAATCCTCCCAGGACAGTGAGAAGCGTAGACATATCAAACACAGGTAAATCAGGTAAATCAACGCCAGAAGCCGTGAGAATAAAAACCAAGAGAGGTTGAAGCAGGTAATGATATGCAAACGCCAAAGCGCATACCCAGCCAACGGCTGGCCTCCATCCCCCCTTAAAGAGGCTACCAGAAGCTGCTTCAGCCTTGTTTATCTCTAACTGGGCAAGCAGAGTTTGCTGGGCATATTTGTCGCTCATGGTTGCTATTTCATGGGCCAGAGCCGCTTTCTGGTCTTTNTCCTCAACAAACTTATCTAGGATGCCAGAAACGGGGCCAATAAGTGATGCTATAATGCTCATTTACCTTCACCTTTATCATAACTTATGGATGCCTTGTTGCTTTTTGCACTCATACTGTTGAACCCAATAAATGCCCCGACGATCCCCGAAGCCGCTATGACATATACAGAGGCTATATCTGTGATAAGACTAGCTGCTTTGTCAAAACCCATCCACGAAGCTAATAATATTACTAGTGGATAAAGCAGCATTCCCGCCAACGCACAGCCCGTAAATCGACGCTCTGCATTGCGCTTCATATCTTCATCTATCATTGCCCGTCTTTTGTCTTCGAGCATCAGCAAATTCCACTCATGCCTATCAATTAATGAGTTTTTGTCTAAGTCTACATCATCAAATTCGACCATACTTGCTCCTCGCGTAATTTACAGCAATGTGCCTATCTACAGTTATTATAACAACTTTTCCACGTTTGTCATATACAACGTAGTTTTTCCCTCTTTGTACCATTACCACTTGTCTTGTGCGTTTCCAATAAACCAGATAACTCCACCCGCGATTGCTAAACCCACCGAAATTATTAATGTAATCAAGATA